GCTTTCGCTTGCGCCCTGTCGCCCACTGCTGGGCTTCCAAGTCAATCAGAGAGGGTTTTACGTCCGCATTCCAGTTCTTTTACGGACGTTCACGGTGTTGCCAATTTTGGCTCCTCAATCACACCATGAAACTGAGGCAGGATTTATACCACAGCGAATTGGTCGTCGTAATTGCGGTCTACTTCTGAGGTAAAGGTTAACTCGTTTTCGAGAACCATTAGAGCCTCATTAGTAATTTTTGATATCGTGAGAAGTTGATTTGCCACTTTAGTACTCCAAAAAGATTAGGTTTATCTGATCTTCCCTGTCCTACGCTGGGCTTTCCACTGTGCATAAGTACCGTGAAATTCCCCATCGGAACCCATTGGTACATCTGCCGCAGTAGTCCCACCTCGGATCGGGTTGATCGGTGCTGGTGCTCTACTTTTAACCACAGTCTCTTGTCTTGCAGTTGGTTTCACGGTTAACCGTTCTTCCAATTTACCTATTTCTCTCAACGCCGCTTTAGGCGACATTCCAGCTATCTTTTTGGCAAGTTCATCGTTTTCAGCTAGGTGGTACAGGACTTGTGGGCCTACATCACTCTCCAGAATTGCATCCCTAACATCGTCATTCACGACAACATCACTGGATGCCACGATCTCGTCAAAATCAGGCAAAGATACTTTGGCGCTTTGAACTTTGGTTGCCCAAGATTGGATAACCTTTTGGCGTTCCTCGTTCTCTTTCGCTAAAGCCTGTTGCCTGTCACGTTCAGCAAGTGCCTTTTCTGTCGAAAATTCCGCTAGGGCTTTCGCATACTCAAACGCATCACTAAACTGGCTAGGTTGAGGTTCTTCATCGACATCACGCGCTGGTTGCGGTTGTGCTTGCTTTTCCAAAGCCGCCAATCGCTGTTCCAGTGCCTGCCTTTGCTCGCGTTCTTGTTGCGCTTCTTTACGCGCTTCTTCACGCTGCTTGGTTATCTCTGAAAACCGCCTCTCAAGTTTCGGATTCTGCTTCTTTTCCTCTGTGGGTTTAGCGTCATCATCTGCCGTAGGTTCACTCTGTTCCGCTTCTGCTACTGGCTCGGTTGGAGTTTCCTCTACAACCGCCTCAGACACTTCACGATCAGCTAAACCTAATCTATTTGCATAAAAATCCGCTGCATTTTCGCTGGTCAATACTGACCCTGCTTCTTTTTCCGACATGAGTTACCTCAAGAATTAACCCAGTTGACCCAACTGGTAAGGTTTTGTGGTTTTTACCACGAAATTACTTTTCGGTCAAGCCAGGTGGTCGACCATGTTTTTCTTCAAATTCTTTTTTTGCAGTGGCATGTAACCAATGATGAATTTCATTCTTTTTCAATTGGGTCACTAACTCACGTTTTGGATAGTGAATAACGTCATATTTGGCAGCGTTTTCTTTGCCGTTAGATGGAACGCCAACGTGGTCAGAATCACCACTTCTCAAAACCTTAACGCCATCCACAGTTGTCCAATCAGGCAATGGAACATCTTTAATGGTTCTTTCAAAATGTTCGTGAGCTTCTTTACTGCTTGCGTCTGACATTTTTTTTAGATTTTCAAAATGTTTTTTGACCGCACCTAAATCACGGCCCTGATTGTCAACATTTGGCGATCTTTTAGCCATTTCAGCGGCATTAAATGCTTCGCGATTTTTGCTAGTAACGGTTGGCATGATTCCTCCTATTGTTGAATTAGCGGGTTAGCACCAGCGGAAATGTCAGTTTCTGCAAACCGCATGGTTGCTTGTTGTTCCCTGTCGCGCTTGGCGATTTCCTGATTCAATCGAGCCGTATCCACGTGGTGCAACAGCAGTTCCATGATGGCCTCAATCTCAATCTTGTTTTGGCTTGTCACGGCGCGGGTGTTTTGGTCGTTAACTTTAACTTCAGCCATTGTCTCAGTGTTATGCGCTTTGGCGGTCTGGCGCATCAATTCGCGCTTAGTCTCGCTGTCTTGCTTAACTTGCTCGATGTCCTGACGCTGTTTAATGACCATTTGCAATTGCTGTAACTGCTGGCCCATCTGTTCCATTTGAGCCTTACTCTGCGCCAATTGCATTTGCACTTGAGGCGGTACAGGGCTTTTCTCGTCAACTTGGGACAGCGGATTAAGGGTCGCCAGACGGTCAGCAATGGTGTCAGCGCCAGGGAAGTCCATGTTGCGGAATATCAAATCACCAGCGGTTTGCATCAAAGTCGGGTCAGCAGACAGCATCCCCATCATTGAATCCACAGCTTCTTGACGCTTGGAGTTGTAGCCTGGGCCAGTCTCCATCACCACATCGTATTCGCCCACGGTCACATCGTTAAGCACTTCACCCACCGCATTACGTTGGTTCAAGGTAATTAACTCAGGCTTGCCATCGTCCCCAATGATCCGCATGACGCGCTCTGAGTCGTAAATCTTGGGAATCAGGTCAAGAATGATCTTGCCAGTGTGGGAAATAGAACGCGTCAGGTTGTCGTAATAGTCGTAATTGGTCAAATCAACTTGTTGCTGTTGACCGTTCAGCGCCTTGCCTGAGATATTGCCTGTGGGCATTTGGCTGGGGTCATAAATCCCCATGATGGCCTGCAAATCCTCATTGATTGCGCCAGCCGCAGCCATAACACCCGCAGGCGGTGGCTCTGGTTGCAAACGTGTGGGAGGTGGCGCAGGCTGACCGTCAATATCTCTTTGCTTGTAGCGTAAGTAGGCGGTGGATTTGATGTTGGCCTGCGCCCACTCGTTCTCATGACCCTCGTCTTGGCCCTCTGCCATGATCCATTTGGCCTTTGGCGCTAGGGCAATGCTCTCGGTAATGCTGGTTTGCCAGAAGTTGTACATACGCTGTGGGTCTTTGGCGTGACGAATCATGCCAAATTTCTTGCGTTTGTTGCCAATCACCACGTGGCGACCGTAGCAAGGCACAACAGGGATGTAGCGACCAGGCCAATCACGTTCCTCAATGACCTCGATGGCTGTCATCTTTTTCCATTTGATTGTTTTCTTAAAGCTGGGGCGCTCGCCAATGACGTTCAAGCCCGACAAACTGATGCGCTCAAAGAAGTCTTTACCGTCAGCAAACTTGGTTGTACCGTCTGACAATTGATAAAGCGTGGCCTTTTCCCGCACTGTATAAAAATACTCAGCAACGCGAATATCTTCTTTAGTAATCCACTCGGATTGGCTGTCGCCTGTGCCGCGCTGGGTGAATGAAGTACCGTCATCCAAGTCAGGATAAAGCGTCCTAAACACATCCTTGGGCATCATTGTGGTTATCAAGCACTTTTCAGCATCTGAGCCATCAGGTGCAATTGAATTCGGATCCCAATAAACGGTAAATGGGTTATCCACAGGCTCAATGTAGATTTCTTGGTCGAAAGTATCTTCACGCACATATTTAGTGGTCACGCGCCAATAGCCCCAACCCATGCGGACAGCGTAATCAAAGGCGTTATCGTAGGCGTGATCGGCGTTACTGTTAACCTCAATGTGGCGAGTTAGGCCAGAAATGACCTCTGCAGTCTTTTGATCTGCTGAAGTATTGGTAGCGTGAACTTTAATGCGTGGGCGTTGCTGGCGCTGTTGGTTGGTAACCTGGCGGCAGTAAGTGTCCAGCTTGTTGATAGTCAGAACAGGGCGGGATTCAAGGTTGCGGCTGTTTTGCAATTCCACAGGCCACTGGTCGCCGTTGACAAACTTTAAGTCCTCCAAGGCTTCTTGGCGGTTGTTGGTGTCTGCATCGTTGCAGAATTTCAAGAAGTCTACCGCCTCTTGGATTATTGGTTCATAGTCGTCCATTTAGCCCATCCAACTGTTAGCGCCGCCATACATCGGCATTGGTTTCGGTTTCCTACGTTCTTTGGGTTCATTGACCATCAAACCGATGTACCTAAACGCATCCGCGCCATGACTGTATTGGTCATGTAGAGGGGTTCGGCTGAACTGTTTGGTGTCAGGATCGACCTCGTAACGGTAGTGACGCAAGCATTGTAGACCATCGTGACAATTTTCTCTATCAAAATAACATGACCTAAAAATAGTCCGCGCCGCGTTAATCGAGTCCACCACAGGCACACGGTCAAGCACCCTTGTCTTATATCCCGCAGCCCTGACAATTTCCTCGATGGATTTTCCTTGGCTTGCCAGCGTCTTATTTTGGGCATCATGCGGCAACCACAGGGTATCGTAGACATAACCGTAGGTTTGCATCAGCGCTAGGTAATGGCTAATCGTCTGCTGGTTGTCCTCAACGTAGCGGATAAGGCGGGTTTCCATGCCAATGAACTGAACAAACCAGATGGCGGTGGAATCAGCCCATCCCAAATCCCAAACCGCATGGACTGGCTTGGTTGCATCGTAGGGAACTCGAGTAATCCTGTTCTCCAACTCGGCAAACTGCATCTCTTTGGCAAAGATAGCGCCATCCACCGTTTGGCGGCAAAAACCTTCCCAAACCGTCCTGTGCGCCTCTGGATCACGCGCCTTTAGGCTTTCCATCTCCAGCTTCAGCGTTTCAGGAAACCAAGGGTTATCGTTCCAGTTAACTTTAGCAACCACGGCGTTATCAGGCTTGTGGATCACAAAACGCTGATAAGTCTCATCTGTTTCCAACTCAGGGTTAAAAGTAATCCATATCTCGCTGTCTGGCTTACGAATGGTTGGAATCAGGACGTTCCAGCTTAACCGCGTCACCGTTTGGGCTTCTTCAACCCAGCAAATATCAACACCCTCATAGGATTTGACGTTAGCTACATTGTTCTTTAGGCCAACAAAGCTGAATTCACTGCCGTTCTTGCCCCTAATGCTGGCCTGGGTAATTTCATAGAACGATTGCAGGCCAAGATCAATGATCTGGTCGCACAGTAGCTTGTGGACTGAATCCCGCATCGAGGTCATAAATTCCCGCGCACACAGGATTCGCAATGGTTCTTTAGCGGCTTTAATTAGTAGCGCCCTGGCTACACCCCAAGATTTAGCCCCACCGCGACCACCGTACAAAACCCTATAACGCGCTTTGGCTGGGTCAAATAAACAGGCCAGCTTTACAGGAAATTGGGCATTGCTGACTTCAGACAATCTAATCCTTTATGGTGTTGGTGGTGCGCCCACATAAAGCAGTGTTTGCACATTGAGTTTCAGATAAGAGACTTGCGGCGGCGCTAACCCACCTTCACACCACCAACACGACTGGGGACTGTTTGTGGGAACTACCGTCTAGATAGTAGCCAATCCCCATGCGTGTTAGTTGTTGGTGGGCGGTTTCACCACAGTTCTAGCCGCCAGCTTCGCCGCGCCCATCAGTGGGATGACACGATCTACTCCGATTCAATGCTACACACCAACACGGCTGGGGACTGATCTGCCCACCCAGATTGCGAAGCGTGGCAAGCGTTTTAGGCCCGGCCCGGCAATCCCCATGCGTCTTGATGCTATTCGGTAGGCTTAACAAAAGTCACTTGAATGCCCTGCATCAACGGTGCGCCCTCCGCGCCTGTAATCTCCTGTTTTGTGCTTTCACGATACTTCTTAGGAAACCTTGCAGCCATTGACCGCGACCACAATGACGCATTCAATTTGGCACTTTCCTTCTCCTCAACCATGTACGCTTGTGCCTGTTCTTCCCACCAAGCCTGCTCATAATGCTTGGCATCCTCCAAGGCTTGCGAAAATTCTGGAAAACGATCACGCCATTCATACAAAGTTCTTACAGGCGTATTAAGTTGATAGCAGATTTGCTCGATTGATTTACCGATACGCCCGAGTTCTACCACCCTGTCAATATATGCAGGGTCATAGGTTGTTGGTCTACCAACAGGGCGCTTTTCGGTAACTTCGGTCATTTCTTTGCGGTTTTAGCCGATTCCTTAAATGCTTTGGCGGTTGGTGCGCCTTTTGTTCCAGGCGCTCTCATCTTTTCCACAGGTTTTCCCTCTGCCTTTTCACGCTTGATGCGTTCTTGTTTGGCGTGGATGTTGGCGTAAAGTCCAGGTTTAGTAGCCATTTTATATATTCCTTGGTAACCATTGACCGTTGTGTAAATTATGACTTAATGGGTTAACAACCACAGGATGCAATCTTGCGTGTTCCATTGCTTTCATAACCCTTAAATTTTCAACACGGTTATCGTTATGAACTCCGTTGATGTGGTCAACTTGTTCGCCATCTTCCAATTTTTTAATAAAGGCATCTGCCACAAGCCTATGAACAAGTTTTTGTTTTCCAGCAATTTCTCTTGATCCACCGTTCCTTAAACAAATTTCCGCATAAGGACGCTGCCTACCATTGTCTTTTTTAATGTGGACTTTCATTATTTTTTCTGCAACAGGCACTAAACAATCACTTTTGCCTTTTCTTGTCCGAGCAAGTGATTTGATTCGCCCACGATTGCTGACTTGATACCGCCCCTCATATCCAGCAATATCAGCCCACATTTCAACAATTCCAGTTTCGCATTGATGCTCTTGCACGGCTTCCCTTTTCAGATTTTTCTGCAATGGGAGCCATTCTAGCACAAAATGATGCTTTGCGCCCCTCGTCCTTTTTGGTCTTGGGGTTTGGCGCTGGCGGCTTGAGGTTGCTGCCGTTCTTTGCGTTGTACTCAGCACGACCCTTGGCGGTCATTCCTGCACCCTTTTCTGTCGGGTTGTAGGTTTTGCCCTTGCCTGTTGTCTTGTGCTCAATAGGCTTGTCGTGCTTTTTCATAACTTTTTAGCCTTTTAAGTTACTTTTTAGACTTTTTAGACTTTTCAGCTTCACGCTTAACGGAGTAAGCAATAGCTACGGCCTGCTTTACAGGCTTACCCGCCTTAACTTCGGCTTTAATGTTCTTTTCAAACGCTTTCGGGCTGGTCGACTTCTTTAGAGGCATCTTCTTTCTCCAATTCTGCCAATGTCCACTGGCATTGTTGTAAAGCACCATTGATCTGGTGAAGCTGTTGTTCCAACTCGCGGCCTTTAGCCATCAAGTCTTGGATTCGGGTTTGGATGGTTTCTTTCATTCTGTCTCCACAATAGCACAAATGTCCGCTTCTTGAATAATCTGGTAATCCTGACCATCAATCTTTTGAGTGGGCCAGTTCAGATAATCCCCATTGCCATATTTTACAAAGTCGCCTACTGCTGTCTGGTGAACGTCAGGGCCGACCGCAATAACAGTTCCCTCGTTAAAAGGCTCTTTATTGTTAACGTAGATTATATCGGATAGGTTTCTCACCTGTGGCTTAATTACCACACGGTCACGCAGGGGTCGAATCATTGCTGACCTCCTTGGCTGGGCGACCACGGCGTTTGGGCGCTAATTCAATGACATCAGCAGATTCAGTAACGTGCTCTCCGCACCACTCTGTACTGTGTCGATTCTGAAATGTTGGATAACGGCGGCATTGCCCCATCATCCCTAAGTCGCTAAAGAAGCGACAAGACTTACAATTTGCAACAGGCATTTCAACTCCTTACGTTGTTTTGCTTAGAAGCGCCCTTGGGTCTGTCCCCCTTGGGCGTTTCGCTTTTTAGTCTTGTTCGTGGGCCATGCGTTTGTGTTCGTAGCAAGTTGCCTCGCTAGAACCGCCCTTCATCTCGCCCTTACGACCATCGTGCATACCCATGTGGCTGGCTTGGCGCATACCAAGACCATCGGCCTTGCCCATGCCAACGCCACCCTTAACAG